TTGTAAGCGGCCTTGCAAGGGTCTGCGCATGGACGTTGACGATGTTCGGCGCACCTGAAGTTCCGAAAGATACTGACCTGACAACGCTGCTTAGCACGTGGTGGAGTAGTGTCAAGACCGGTTTGGCAAATGTCTGTACGTGGACGCTGAGCCTGTTCGGTGCACCCGATGTTCCGAAGGACACTGATCTGACAACGCTGCTTAGTACATGGTGGAGCAGTGTTGTAAGCGGTCTTGCAAGGGTCTGTGCATGGACACTGACAATGTTCGGTGTGCCTGAAGTTCCGAAAGATACTGACCTGACAACGCTGCTTGGTACATGGTGGAGTAGTGTCAAGACTGGTTTGGCAAATGTCTGCAAGTGGACACTGAGCCTGTTCGGCGCACCCGATGTTCCGAAAGACACTGACCTGACAACACTGCTTAGTACGTGGTGGAGTAGTGTCAAGACCGGTTTGGCAAATGTCTGCAAGTGGACACTGAGCCTGTTCGGCGCACCCGATGTTCCGAAGGACGCTGACTTGACAACACTGCTTAGCACGTGGTGGAGTAGTGTTGTAAGCGGCCTTGCAAGGGTCTGCGCATGGACGTTGACGATGTTCGGCGCACCTGAAGTTCCGAAAGATACTGACCTGACAACGCTGCTTAGCACGTGGTGGAGTAGTGTCAAGACCGGTTTGGCGAATGTCTGCAAGTGGACACTGAGCCTGTTCGGCGCACCCGATGTTCCGAAGGACGCTGACTTGACAACACTGCTTAGCACGTGGTGGAGTAGTGTTGTAAGCGGCCTTGCAAGGGTCTGCGCATGGACGTTGACGATGTTCGGCGCACCTGAAGTTCCGAAAGATACTGACCTGACAACGCTGCTTAGCACGTGGTGGAGTAGTGTCAAGACCGGTTTGGCAAATGTCTGTACGTGGACGCTGAGCCTGTTCGGTGCACCCGATGTTCCGAAGGACACTGATCTGACAACGCTGCTTAGTACATGGTGGAGCAGTGTTGTAAGCGGTCTTGCAAGGGTCTGTGCATGGACACTGACAATGTTCGGTGTGCCTGAAGTTCCGAAAGATACTGACCTGACAACGCTGCTTGGTACATGGTGGAGTAGTGTCAAGACCGGTTTGGCAAATGTCTGCAAGTGGACACTGAGCCTGTTCGGCGCACCTGATGTTCCGAAGGACGCTGACCTGACAACGCTGCTTAGCACGTGGTGGAGTAGTGTTAAGACTGGTTTGGCAAATGTCTGCACGTGGACACTGAGTCTGTTCAACACGCCCGATGAAGAAGGAACGAAAACGGCTGCAAAAAAAATCAAGGATTGGTTCGACAGTGTGATTACCACGGCTGGCGATGTGTTCAACGTCACGGTTGGCGTTGTTGGCGGAGCGGTTGCCACAGCACAAAAAACAATCAAAGATTGGTGGAGTCTTGTTACAAGTAGCCTGAACTTGACTTTCACACCGAAACCACCGACTATCATTGTTGATAACGGTGGTGGCATACGTTTTGGCCCTGCAAATAAAGATGATAGCGATACAGATGACACGAACCCGCCCGAAGGCACATACGGCCCACCTGCGCCAGACTGGTTTACCAATCCTGACGGCACGGGCGCAAAGAACTTCATTGACAACCTGTTCACGCGCGGCAGCATGCTTCCGGGCGATGAAAACACGCAGACCGGCCTGCTGGGTGTACTTGCACAGACTTTTGCAAATGTCAAGGCGGATATCACTGCGGCTGCAAAGGATGGCGTTGCGGATGGCCTGAGCGGCGTTACCATCACGGCAACGGTCAGCACGGGCAACATGATCCTTGACACGGGTGAAATCGTGGGGTCTATTACGCCACGGGTGGACTATCAGCTTGGTTCAACAGCCACACATGAAGGAAGGGCGTGATTGAATGCGTGGAGTTATGTTTGATAAAAAGCATAGCTATTGGGATTGGGGGCTGATGCTCAAATCTGCACCTGAGATCACAGCACCGAAGCCGAAAACACACTATGTTGATGTACCGGGCGCGGATGGCATGCTTGACCTGACAGAACTGCTGACAGGCAAGGTGCAGTATAAAAACAGGACAATCACACTGGAATTCGTGTCAATGGCAGGCCGTGAAGAATGGTCTGCCATTTATAGTGCGATCCTGAACGAACTGCACGGGCAGGTCAGGGAAATCAAGCTGGACGAAGACCCTCTGCACATCTACAAGGGCCGTGTCACGGTGGGCGATCCGAAATGGAATAATAGCGTTGTCACGCTGAAGATGACGGCAGAGGTCGAACCGTACAAGAAAACAATCACAGGTGAGGTGGTGCTGTAATGTATAAGATGAAAGCGGATGGGGTCGTATTTTACGACCCCTCTGCTGATGATCTATCGCTGCATGTGCTGTCCCCGAAGGCAAGCTATGAACTGAACAAGGCCGGATCGCTGAAGTTCACGGTGCTGCCGGGAAATGTGATGTACAACCAACTGCACAAGCTGAAAACCGTTGTCACGCTGGAACAGGATGACGAAATCATCTTCTGTGGGCGTGTACTGGAAACCGTGACTGATCTGTACAACCGAAAAGAAGTGTACTGCGAAGGTGAACTTGCCTTCCTGCTGGACAGCCTTGTTCGCCCGTATGACTTCGACGGGCCTGCACCTGACCTGTTCCGGCAGCTTGTGACAGAGCATAATCAGCAGGTGGAGGAATACAAGCGGTTTCAGGTTGGCACGATCACGGCTGTCAAAGCGGAAGATGAATCAAAGGTGGAAGGCGATTCCTACACCGATACGCTGTCTGAAATCAAGAGCCTGCTGCTGGATGAATACGGCGGGTATCTGCGCGTAAGACGTGAAAACGGTGTGCGCTATCTGGATTATCTGGACAAGTTTGAACAGGCATGCTCACAGTCTATTGACTTCGGCGTGAACCTGCTGGACATCGAAAACAAGATCAATGTGCAGGAACTTTGCACGGTGCTTGTTCCGCTGGGCAAACATAAAGATGGCGGACAAGTCACCATCAAAGACGAGAACGACGGCAAGGATTACATTGAAGATGCGGACGGCATTGCATCCTATGGGCGGATCATCAAAACGCACACATGGGAGGAAGTCGAAGAACCGGCTGAACTGCTGAGCCTTGGACAGGAATACATGGAGAAGATGAAGGCCGATACAACGCTGACCATTACGGCGCTTGACCTGCGCACGTGCGGCGCTGACGTTGACGGCATCCATCTGGGCGATACGGTGCATCTGCACAGCATCCCCCACGGCCTTGACAAGGATGACATCTGCGCAGCCGTTGAACTGGACATTGAAAAGCCGGAAAAGTCTGAATACACCTTCGGCCTTCCACGGGAAACGCTGACGCGCAGCCATGCGAACACGGCGAAGAAGTTTTCATCTGCCATCAACGATCAGCACAGGTGGCTGACGGAAACGAATGACGCGCTGAACATCACGGTTGAAGCGGTCAATCTGATCGGACACAGAACGACAACCATTGAAGGTGACTTCAACGCCATGAAGGGTGAGATCGCCCTGAAAGCAAGTCAGGAAGCCGTTGACGTGCTTGGACAAAGCGTGAATGCAGCAGAAGCAAGGATCAGCAGTGCAGAAGCCGCCATCAGCCTGAAGGCATCGCAGACCACGGTTGACGAATTGGGTGAACAGGTTTCTGCAGCAGAACTGCGCATTGACGGCATGGATTCGACCATCACGCTGCAGGCGAAAGAAATCAGCGCAAAGGCTGACAGGATTGACCTTGCAGGCTATGTCACGATGGATGAATTTGAAACTGTCACAGGCTGGGCGGATGACTTTGCAAGTGCGCGTATTGAAACCCCGTGGCTTGAAGGCGGAACGGTGAATGCTGATTCCGTCATTGCACCGAATGTAGATGCTGACGTTGTAGAAGCCGGGGTTGTGTCCTGCGATGAACTGAACGGCGCTGCGCCGAAATGGACGGGCGGCACTGTTCTGACGGGCATCGGCACGATCAGCCAAAGCAAACGATTCCTGAATGTCATGCTTGCAGACGGCAGCACGGCGCAGCTTGACATTGTGACAGATGTGAGCATCACGCCATCCAGCGCATACATCGAATACTTAGGCAAGGGGTGATAACATGAAGGGCATTCTTTTCGGCACATACCACAGTTACAAAGACCTGCATCTGATCCTGTCCGAAAAGGAAATGGGATCACCACAGGTGAAGACGCAGACGCTTGACATTCCGGGCGGTGATGGGGTGCTTGACTTCACGTAATTCTTCGGTGAGCCGAAGTATGACAACGTGACGCACAAGTTCACCTTCACCACCATTGAAAAGCGCAGTGAATTCCTGACGCAGTTTTCAGCCGTGAAGAATGCCCTTCATGGAAAGAAGGTGCGGATCGTCCTTGATGATGATCCCACCTTCTTTTATATGGGGCGCTGTGACGTGTCCAGTTTCAAGGATGAAAAAGGCGTGGGGACGATCACAGTCACCTGCGATTGTGAGCCGTACAAGTACAAGACAGCGTTGACGGTTCGCATGAAGTCCATGCTGGACAACGCGACAGAAACAATTCTCTTGACAAACAGCCGGAAACGTGCAGTGCCGATGGTGGAAATCGAAACGGAAAGCAGCATCAACATCGTGTTCAATTCGTCCAACGTGTGGGACTTAGGCAGCGGGACATATACACTGCCGGAACTGGAATTGGTGGAGGGAGATAACCCGGTCACATTGACAGGAACGGGACTGGTCACGTTCATATGGCGGGAAGGTGATCTGTAATGTATCGGGTGTATTGTGACGGCCTGCTGCTGTATCACAGCAAGCTGGAAAACATGAAGATCATCAATCCGTCAATCGAACTGGAAACGAACAAGACCGGCAGTTTCACGTTTGCGCTCTATCCGGATCATCCGTATTATTGGCTGATCCGCAAGCTGAAAAGCATCATCACCGTGTTTCAGGACGATTACCTGCTGTTTCGTGGGCGGGTGCTGGATGAAGAAATCGGATGGCATAATGAACGCAAGGTTTCCTGCGAGGGAGAGCTTGCGTTTTTGCTTGACAGCATCCAGCGGCCTTATGACTTTACGGGAAGCGTCCGGGACTTCCTACAAATGCTGCTGGATATCCACAATTCACAGGTGGATGTGGATAAACAATTCACGCTGGGCAATGTGACGGTCACTGATCCGAATGACTATATCGTCCGGTCTGACATCGACCACACAACCACATGGGACGTGATCCAGAAGAAACTGCTTGACCTGCTGGGCGGGTACATCATCGTCCGACACGAAGGCGGTATGCACTATCTGGACTATCTGTCAAGCATCAACGTCCTGTCCCCGCAGAAGATCAGGTTCGGCAGGAATTTGCTTGACCTGAAGCGGCTGCGCAAGGGGGCTGACATCGCCACGGTGATGATCCCTCTTGGCGCAAAGCTTAAGGACGAAGAAGGCAAAGACACGGACAAGCGTCTGACCATCGAAAGCGTGAACGGCGGCGTTGACTATCTGATGGATTCGGATGCGGTAGCACAATACGGAAAGATTGTCAAGACGGTCATTTTCGACGATGTGACCGAACCGCAAAACCTGCTGACAAAGGGCAAAGCACAACTTGCGGCATCTGTCAACCTGCCCGAAAGCATTGAACTGACGGCGGCTGACCTTGCGGCTACGGGGCAAAATGTTGCATCCTTCCATGTGGCAACGATGGTCGAAGCAGAAAGCGAACCGCACGGCCTGAATCAGCGTATCCTTGTCAGCAAGCTGTCCTTGAAGCTGCTTGAACCGGGCGCAAACAAGATGACGCTGGGCGGGGTGCTGGACACCTTCACGGCAAAGACAAGCAAGAACACGTCCGTCATCGGTAAAGATGGCAGAAACGGACAGGATGCAGTCACACTGAGGATTGATTCAAGCAGAGGGACAGTCTTCAAAAACAGTGCTGTCTCAACTGTTTTGAATGTTGTCATTTTCAAGGGCGGCAAGACGATCACGGATGCAGCTTCCATGAGGGCTGAATTCGGGAGCAATGCCCACCTTGAATGGCAATGGCAGCGTATGGGGGAAGCGACCTTCGGGACGATCCTGTCAACGGACAGCAGGATCACGAACGAAGGGTTTGCTTTGTCGCTGACACCGAGCGACGTAGACACGAAGGTAGTCTTCAAATGCCAACTTGTAACGGAATGATGACAAAGAAAGGAGAAAAACACTATGGCAATCAAGTCTGTCGATCAAATTTCTATCGTTGACGTAACGGATGCGTATTCCGTAATCATGACCTCTGAAACGCATGCATTCCCCGGCACGACCAATGCTGCAAAAGCTGGTTCGACCACGACGCAGATCATTGCCATGCAGGGTTCGGCACAGATTCCTTGCAGCGTGACCGTATCGGAAATCACAAAGCCTGCGGGTGTGACGGTTTCCTCTGACAGCAACACCACATCCCCGACCCTGACCATTTCTGTCACCACATCCGTCACAAGCGGCGGTGTCATCAAGATTCCCGTCCATATCGGGGACATCACCATCACGAAGGAATTCACCTTCACAATTGCCTTCATGGGTGCAACGGGCGCAACGGGCGCAACAGGCAACCCCGGTGCGGATGCGATCACGCTGACCATTACATCCAGCAACGGCACGATCTTCAAGAATTCTGCCATTGAAACGGTGCTGACTGCCCATGTGTACCGTGCTGGCGCTGAACTGTCGGCGGCGCAGGTCACGGCACTGGGGACGATCAAGTGGTACAAGGACGGCGGAGAAACGCCTGTCGGCACGGGCGCTACACTGACGATTGATGCAGGAGATGTGAGCCACAGGGCAAGCTACGTTGCGCAATTGGAGGGGTGACACATGGCTGTGAAAGCAGCGGGGCAGATCACGCTTTCAAGCGTTGTCGATGTGCTTGCAACATATCGGTATTATCTGCTTCAGTCATCCACGGCGGCGATCCCTTCAAAGCCGACAACCTTTCCACCTGCTAACACATGGGACGATACAGAACCGGGATACACGGACGGAAGCACAACCAGCCTGTACACAGTGGACTGTACGGTTTTCAGTGACGGCACATTCGTCTATTCCCCTGTGTCCCTGTCCAGCAGCTATGAAGCGGCAAAATCGGCCTATAACAAGGCCACGAATGCCCTGCTGCATACGGTTGTACAGAGCGCAACAGCACCATCAGCAACTACATACATGTGGCTGGATACCAGCGCAGAACCGCCAAAGCTGAAGCGTTATGACGCTGAAACGGCGGCATGGGTTGCCGTGAACGATGAATCAGAAATCGTCTACAACCTTGAACAGAATGTGGAATCGTCCATCACAAAGAGCGCAGAGGACATCACAGCGCATGTGGCTGAAAGCTATTACCTGAAGGATGAAACGGATGCGCTTGTGTCAGAAGTCAGCACCACCATTGAGCAAACGAAGGACAGTTTCACGATTCAGTTCAATCAGTTCAGTCAAGACATCGCTGCTGTTGCGGCTGGAACAGATGCAGAGTTTGAGGAAATCCGCAAATACATCCGATTCGTGGACGGCATGATCCTGCTGGGCGAAGTGGGCAATGAACTGGAACTGCAAATCTCCAATGACAGGATCAGTTTCCTGCAGGACGGTGCAGAAGTGGCGTACTTCAGCAACCGGAAACTGTACATCACGGATGCGCAGGTGCTTCACTCTTTGCAGATCGGCAATTTCTCTTTTATGCCACGGGCGAACGGGAATCTCAGTTTCAAGAAGATATAAGGAATGATAGGCACTCTGACCCTTGAAAGGGGGTCAGCACATGGCAGCATCGGGAACGATCCAGCAGGACATTCGGACGGGCTATCGCTTGCAGATTGCATGGACGGTAGACAGCCAGTCGGTTGCAAACAACACATCAACGGTCACGGCAAAGGTTCAGCTTGTGTCAACGGGCAGTTCGTACACGATCAATTCCAGCGCAAGCAAGAGCGGAAGCCTGACTATCAACGGCACGAAATACAGTTTCACGTTCACAGCTTCTCTGTCCGGCAATCAGACGAAGGAAATTTTCAAAAAGACGGTCACGATCAGCCACAATGCAGACGGCACGAAGACGTGTGCGTTCTCCGCAACGGCTGGTATCAATGTCACCCTGTCCGGGACGTACTACGGCAACGTTACGGCAAGCGGGAGCGGTACATTCAACACCATTGCAAGGGCAAGCAGCATCAGCAGCGTGACCAGTTCCGTCAGCGTCAACGGAACGAATGAATGCACGGTGGAGATCAGCCGGAAGTCAAGCAGCTTCACGCACACGGTTGTATTCAGCTTTGGCAGCTACTCAAAGACCACAACAGGAGTCGGCACAAGCACATCCTACGCAATCCCGACATCATGGCTGAATGCGATCCCGAATGCAACCAGCGGCACAGCAAAGGTCACAGTCACGACGTACAGCGGCAGTACAAAGATCGGATCGGCTGTCAGCAAGAATTTCACGCTGACTGTTCCCGCAACGGTTGTGCCGACGATTTCAGGCGTGACCATCGCGGAAACGGTGTCCGGCATCAATGCACAGTTCGGCGGTTTTGTCCAGAGCAAATCAAAGGCCAAAGTCACGATCACGGCGGCAGGGGCTTTGTCATCCACAATCAAGGCATACAAGACAGTTCTGGACGGCAAGACCTACACAGGATCAGCGCCGACAACCAGCACACTTGCAACAGCCGGAAACAGGACAGTGACCATCACCGTGACGGACAGCAGGGGACGAACTGCAACCACGACGCGAACCATTGCTGTGATTGCCTATGCAGCACCAAAGATCAACACCTTCACGGCGATCAGGGCAAACGGGCTGGGCAGTGCTGACGATAACGGCACAATGGCGCTGGCGCGTGTCAAGTTTGCTGTTTCTGCGGTGAACAATAAGAACACAAAGAACTACATAGTGGAATACCGGCAGAAGGGAACGGATGAATGGACAGAGGCCGCAAAAGGCAGTGTGTATGCATACGACAGCAACATGCTGCTGAACGTCAACCTTGACCCCAATGCATCGTATGACCTGCGTCTGACGGTGGAGGATTTCTTCAGCACCACAACAGCGATGTCAGAGATCGCAACGGCCTTCACGCTGATGGATTTCAACGCAAGCGGGAAGGGGCTGTCCTTCGGCAAGGTGTCCGAAGTGGAAAATGGCATGGAAATCGACTTGCCCCTGAGCATCAATCAGTATGTGTACATGGGCGGGGTCAAAAAGTCTGACGAAGAAAAGGACATCTACTTCCAGACAACGGATGATGCGGAAAATGTCCACAACTGCAAGCTGTATGGGGCAAGCGGAAGCAGCGTTACTTCTATCGGCTGTTGGGACACGGCACGTTCACACGGCATCTGGCGCTATCTCAGCAGCACACAGAACCTTGTGTTTGATGCAAACGTCAAAGTGACAAGGGCGAACGGCGGCGATGAATTCATCACAAGCGGAAATGTAACGCATGGAAACAGAACGGGCTGGGTGCGCTTCAGCAACGGTTTGCTTCTCCAATGGGGAAACGTGACCATCACCCCTGTTGCGAACACGCCAACATCAAAGGCGGTGTCCTTCTACACATCCTATACAGATGCGCCTTGCGTGTTTACAACGGCATACACAACCGTTCCGGGTACATCTGTGCTGGGTGATGGTGCGGCAAATATCACAACGACAGGCTTTGACGCTTATGTCACCCGTACAGGAACAACAAACACGGGCATAAATTGGTTTGCGATTGGTTACAAGGGATAAATGTGAAAGGAATGATAGGTCATGGAAGGAATTATTGCAGCGGTTATCTCTGGCGGTCTTGCGCTTGTCGGGGTTATCATCACCAATCTGACCAGCATGAACAAGATCAGGCATGAATTGAAGACACAGCAGGCCGTGACGGAATGCAAACTGGAAGAACTGACACGGGAAGTCAGAGCGCATAACAACTTCGCACAGCGAATGCCCGTGGTGGAGGAACAGATCAGGGTTGCGAACCATCGGATTGAAGACTTGGAGAGTTTCCATAAGCATGCATGAGAAAGGCCGGGGGCGTGATGCTCCCGGCCTTGTTTTAGTTTTATAGTCCTGTTGAATCGTCTGCTACGGACTGAAGTTCGTGTTCGATGACCAGACGGCGCACTTCACGCAGGGTCTGTTCACCGTCTGTTTTGCCATAGCAAAGGTTAACGGATTGATATTTTTGGTCATCGCTTATATAGCGATATAGATTAACTGCTGTGTTATTTGCTCCATACCATGTGGAAGCTGTGTATTTCGAAGAACCGACTTTGAAAGTGCTTTCGGTACTGCTCCCGTACAGCGTGTTTAGTTTGACCAGAAGGTCGTTGTAAACCCCAACGACCATTTCATCACCTGCTGCAAACATAATCGTACAAAAATGATAATTGCTGTCATCTGCATCCAAACTGATTTTATCATCAACCATACCATAGTGTGCATACAGATTGATGTTTAGCACAGGGTGTCCGGCTATCTTAATCTTGTCATCATAGTCGTAAATTGAAATCATGTAACCTGTTGAATCAAAGTGGTCTTCGGTGATGCTTAAAAACTGAGAACCCCAATACCGCATGTCGTAATTGTCGTAGATGCTGCCTGAAGGAATGTTCCGTTCTCTTAGTTGGTCAACCAATTCATCAACGCTTGTTCCCCACGGGATACCGTGAAAGACAATTTCCTTGTTTGTGTCAGCAGATGCAACAGGGATGATCAGCAACATGGACAGCAGGAAGACAACGATGCGCTTGAACATATGATGAACCACCTTTCAGAAAAATCTGACAGCATTATACTGCACAAAAAGAAGAAAAGCAAGACGGTCTTTTCACCATCTTGCTGTTTTTCATTTGTCCTTTTTGCCAATGACCTGAATACCATAACGCTTGCGCTTCTCTGTTCCCCGTGTGCCGAAATCTCCGAAGTGCTGGTCAATGGCATTCGTGGCGCAATAGTGGGATGCATAGATATTATAGTCTCCCGGCACGGTGATCTCCCATCCTTTAGGTGTTCCCCATATCATGTATCCACGGTAGCGGATGGGCTTGTACTCTTTCGGTTTGTTGCTGTCCTTCCAGATCACACGCATTCAGATTCACCATCTTTCCTGCCGACAATTTTGATGCCGAACTTGTGCCGGGCAGGGTTGGCCTTGCGCGTCTTTCCTCCGAGCATCTTGTCAACGGCGTTGTGCGCTGTTTCGGCAGAATAGTAAATGTATTCATCGCCGGGGACAGTGGTAATCCATCCTTCCTTGATTTTTTCGATGGTGTATCCTCTGTACGTGTACGTTTTGTATTCCCGTGTATCTTTCCATGTTATTCTCATACATATCTTCCTTTCGTTTTAAGGTTGGTATGTATGATGGTGGTGACATAAATACAACACACACATCATACATACCACAGGCAAAAAAGAAACCTATCATCATTTGTGGGGATTTGAACGTTGCAGCCAATCCCATTGATCTGAAGAACCCGCAGGCCAACCAGAACAACGCAGGGTACACGCAGCAGGAGCGGGAGAAGTTCCGCGCACTGCTTGACGCTGGTTATGTCGATACCTTCAGAATGCTCCATCCGGACGATGTGAAGTATTCGTGGTGGTCGTACATGTTCAAGGCACGTGAACGAAATGCCGGTTGGCGCATTGACTATTTCCTTGCATCAGAGGATGCGAAGGACAAGATTGTCGAAGCTGATATCCTGACGGATATTCAGGGGTCAGATCATTGTCCGGTGTTACTTCGTCTGGATGTCTAAAACGAATTCAGAACCGTTTTCACGGCTGAAGTAGATACGATGGATGATTGACTTCAAGGCAACGTTCTTTACTTCAGCAGAAATTGTGTCATCAAGCAGGGCATTCATTACATCGTTGAACTGGAAGATTCGTTGTTCAAGTTCTTCATATTCAGGGATCGTGTCTTCAAGCGCTTCAATCTGCTGCTTGATGGATTCGATCCTTTCATTATGCACGGCCTTGCGCTGAACGAATTCGTTGTCTGAGATTGTTTCTTCCTCCCATGACACGAACAGTTTTGCAAGGATTCGTTCGCTCTTGCGCAGTTCCTTGTTCAGCACGTCGATCTGTGCGGCGATGGCAGCTTCATCAATGGTTTGCGTGTTGTCTGACTGCATTTCAAAGTCTTCGATGTACAGCTTCAGGGAATGGATCAGAGCATCCATCACATCGGATACTTTGACCGATTTGACCTTGCAGACACGGGACTGTGCATGCAGGAAGCGCGGGTCTATCGTCGGGCGTGTGTTGTATCCATTGTATACCATCGCTTTGTCACAATTCGGACAGTACAAAAGACCTGCAAGGGGATTGACCAGTTCATAGTCTGCTTTTGTCTTGTCGCTGACAAAACTTGCATTTGCTTTCTTGAATGTTTCTTCATCCACAAGGGCGTGTGCTTTGTGCATGCCTTCATACTCCATATAGTGTTCTGTATGGTTGGAACGTGGGCGTGATTTGACGATCTTGCCGTTTACCATCTTCCGGACTTCCATGCGGTCATTATAGCGCACTCTGCCAATGTAGACAGGGTTTGAAAGGATCGTCTTGATGGTGGCGCGTGACCATTCGGCATTGCCTGTGTAGGTCGGCACTCCCATTGCATCAAGGCGCTTTGCAACCTCATATGCGGTCATGTGTTCCTTGACTACCCATTCAAAGATTTTTTTGACAATCGGCGCTTCTTCCGGGTGCGGTTCAAGGGTGCGAATCTTCCGCTTTTTGACGATGTTGTATCCATACGGACGATAGCTTGCCATGTACTGTCCTTCGACAATCGCCTGATCTTTACCGCGCTGCATACGCTTGTTAATCATCTTGTATTCGCGGCGGGACATGAACAGTTCAAATTCCATGTATTCTTCATCATCGGAATTGTGCGCCACGTCATAGACCCTTGTTGGAGTCACGACAAGCACACCACTGTTATTGTTCGCGTATTTGAGCATGTCAAGCACGGTTTTTGCATCGCCCTGATCGCCACGGGAAAGACGGGTGATTTCAACGACAAGGATTCCTCTATACTTGCCGTCATAGCAATCCTGAATCAGGCGCTGGAATTCCTTTCTTGCGGCAATGTTTTCACCGGACACAACTTCTTGATACACACCACCGATGAACAGCCCCTTTCGCGCTGCATGCTGCGTCAGGATGTCTTTGTGCCGTTTGATGACTTCTTCAACCGTTTCGGCAGGGTCATCCGATTGACTCTTTCGCAGATAGATCGCATATACATCCATCTTAGGCGGTAGCGCTGCGTCTATTATGTCATTTACTTCAAATACTGTCACGTTTTCCACGTCCTTTTATAGGGTTAGTCCTTCTTTGCGTGTTCTTGCGTCCACTGGAAGCGTTCGCGCAAGAATGCGTTATTCTCTTTCAAAAAATCAATTTGTTCCTTGTATTCGGCCTTGATGGCACGGATGTCATTGCGATGCACTGCTTCTATGGTCTGCATCTTTGCTACAAGTGCGTCGTTTGCGCTTGTCAATTCGCTGCACTGCTTTTCCAGCGTTTCGATGTGGGCAAATTCCTGATCCAGTTTCTTCTGGCAGGGGAATTCCACGGAATAGCTGCCCATCAGCGCGTGGATGATACTGCGCATGGTGGAATAACGCGCGTCATCTTCTCCGGCCTTGATGCGGTTAATTGTGCCGACCGGGATGTTGCTTTTATCCGACAGAGTTTGATTCGTCCACCCGAGATGCTTCTGACGCTTTTTCCACCATTCCAGCAGATCAGCCCACGGCAGGGCAAGAAGATTCGGGACGCAATCCTGACCTAAACGTTCACAAGTGATACATCTATCAAACATTATTAAATCCTCACTTATCATAGGTGATGTGGTGCTGTTGTAAAAGAAAAAATCCATGTCGTAAGCAATGCCCCGCTTTTCACGTCTGTTTATTGCGCTAAAGTGCTATCAGTATTAGAATAAAAGCGGGTCAGAGAATGGCCTATCATTCCGGGCTGGCAGGGGCGTGAGGGTGGTGCTGCAGCGCTCCTGCCTTTCCTTCCGATTTCTATGCCTTCTTTTGTCGTAATATTCCGAATATGTCAGAAACTGTTGAAAGTGTCGGAATATTATTGTAGAATATTATTGTAGAACGTGTGTTTGACGCAAAGCAGAAGGGCAGTGAAGCAAGATGACCAAAGACCAATACATAGCAAAAATCGTTGCGCTGCTGGAACAGTGCAATGACATCCCACTATTAGACCTGATCTTCAGGTTACTTCGTAAAAGCCTGCAGTAATTGCTTCACGCCTTGAATCTTGTCGTTATCGAGTAGATAGAGAGATTCGACCAATGACATGAATTCTTTATCCATTCTCATACGGACAATGATTTCCGCAAGGATTTCATTGTCCTTTTCTTTTTCTTCGGTCATTTTTTCTTCAATCAGATCAGATTTCAGTATGCCGAAGTAGTCAGCTAACTTCTGAATCTTGTCGATGCGCGGAAACTTCTTCCCGCTCACCCACTCATTGAATGTAGGTGCTGAAACTCCGATGATGTCTGAAAGTTCTTTCTGCGTCTTTCCAGATTCCGCAATGTATCGTTGCAAGTTCTGGGAAAACACTTTCCTTGACCATTCTTTAGCCATGTGCACAACTCCTTTCCTATTTGATTAAGCCTTGCAGAGAAAAGCACTTCTGAAGACTTCCCTTCATATTATATGACCGATTCGCTAAAAATGCAATAGAAAACGCGAATTAATTAGCCAAAAGCTATTGACTTTTAGCGAAAGCTATTGTAGAATAATTTCAGATTAGCTTAAAGCTAATCAATACAGAGGTTAGGAGGGGGACGAATGCCGAAGATTACTCTGAAGGCCGCGCGAGTCAATGCGAACCTTTCTCAGTCGGAAGCGGCAGGCCGAATCGGCGTGGCTGTCAGCACACTTCGCAATTGGGAAACTGGGAAGACTTTTCCGAATCAGCCGAAGATTGAAAAGATTTGCGAAGTGTACGGTATTTCTTTTGATGTTCTTTTTTTTGCATGATAGATTAGCTTAAAGCTAATGCGGAGGGACTACATAATGGAAGACTGCATTCTGTTCGAAGAGATCGAAAAGTCAGCCATCCGTGCAACTGACGGAAAGTTCCTTGAATGGGAACAGGAGGAACGGGAACAGTTCATCCGCGATGTTGCCGAACGGGTCAAGGCCAATATGTCTAAAAGGAGTGACACACGATGAAGAACTTCCTGACAGACGAAGCCGTGGAGCGAGAGATCGAACGGCTGACCAGCACAGAAGCCGTCCGGCTGGCCCGGAAGGAACTGCGGCTGAAGTACAAGCGCCGTCAAGCGCTCTACCAACTGCGCAACCTTGAAAAGCGCGGCAAGGAACTGATGGCGGCTGGCATCACCTATGAGAACATCGAACAGATGATGCAGGCCGCAGAAGATGAACTGAAGGACAACTGACAGGAGGTGTGCCGGTGGAGAACCGCACAGAACCTGCTGCAACGTACAAGATCGGCAACGCGACTGTGCGTATCCACGCAGGGAAGATGACGAAGGAAGAACGGCAAGCGGCCTTTACAGAGGGGTCGCGGAAGATGCGGAGAGAGATGGAAAAGAAGCGCATTCGGCCTGAAATGGTGGTGTAAAGTATGGAGATACGGCCTATTACACTGAGACAGGCTTCTGAATACATCAAACTGCATCACAGACACCATCCTCCGACTGTTGGATGCAAGTTTGCTATCGGGCTGTTCGACGGTGAAATAATGGTTGGTTGTGCTGTATGCGGCAGGCCAGTGTCAAGGCATCTTGATGACGGTTTGACATGTGAGATCAACCGTCTGTGTACGGATGGCACACGGAACGCATGTTCAATGCTGTATGGTGCTGCAAGTAGGGTTGCAAAGCATATGGGATACAAGAAAATTATCACATACATACTGCAATCAGAAAACGGCGCAAGCCTGAAGGCAAGCAATTTCATATGTGATGGGATTGCTGGCGGAACACATTGGACGGGTAAACGCAACAGAAATCAGGACATCCCGTCTGAAATGAAGATCAGATGGAGCAAGATTCTATAACCCGGAATGACAGCGCCAACCCTGACCCCATTTCAATAGAAGAAAAGGGGTCGATGACATGAAGAAAAACAATGAACGCTGCAACCTGCGAAAGGGGGTATGAAGATGGGCTTCACTGAGGCTTTGACGCTGGTCTTTGTGGTCTGCAAGCTGTCTGGCCTGCTTGATCTGTCGTGGTGGGTCATCCTGCTTCCGGAACTCTTTGCGGCGGTGTTCTATGTGATGCTGTTTTTCGCTGTGATGTGGGTGCGAACCCCTGTCAGGCGAAATGGAGATAAGAAACGGAGGGATTGACATGAAAATAGGGCTGATTGATGTCGATGGGCACAATTTCCCAAACATCCCATTGATGAAGCTGTCAGCCTACCATAAGAAACAAGGTGATGAAGTTTGCTGGTATGATCCGATGTTCACAGGTCACTGTGACAGGGTGTACATGTCGAAGGTGTTCAGTTTTTCGGAAGACTATCAGTATTTCATCGATGCTGACGAAATCATCAAGGGCGGCAGTGGTTACTGCATCAGCCTTGTGGATGGGAAGGAAGTGTTCGACGGTTCAAAGGATATTCCGCTTCCGGATGAAGTGGAACACATTTATCCTGACTATTCGCTGTACGGCATCACAGATACAGCATACGGCTTCCTGACACGGGGTTGCCCACGGGGATGCAGTTTCTGCCATGTGGAAGCAAAGGAAGGCAGGGCATCACGGAAGGTCGCAGACCTTCATGAGTTCTGGAACGGACAGAAGAATATTGTGCTGAGTGATCCGAACATCCTTGCTTGCAGGCAGTGGAAAGACCTGCTTCAGCAATTGATTGACAGCAAGGCGAAAGTTGACTTCAATCAGGGGCTTGATATCCGGCTGATGACTGAAGAAAAGGCTGAAATGCTGAAACAGATCAAACTGAAGAATCTGCACTTCGCATGGGACAGGTTTGAAGACAAAGATGTGATTCTTCCGAAGTTTCAGATGTTTAAGGAAATCACAGGGATTCGTGACAGGGACTTGATTGTTTATGTGCTTGTCAATTTCGATACGACATTAGAGCAAGACCTTGAACGGATATACACGCTGCGTGAGATTGGTTATTGGGCATATGTGATGATCTACGATAAAAACAATTTGCCCAGAGGCCATGTATTGAGAAAACTGCAACGCTGGGTTAACAACAGGGTCATTTTTGCAAGGTGCAGCACATTTGAAGACTATCTGACATGGGAACGAAAGGATTGATTGAAACATGCTGAATGAAATTATCCTTCAGGGACGGCTGACCCGTGACCCTGAAATGAAGACCACGGCAAGCGGGATCAAGGCGGCAACCTTCACGCTGGCCTGTGAGAGGGATTACAAGCCGCTGGGCGGTGAGAGGGAAACGGACTTCTTTGACGTGATCGCATGGCGCGGCACGGCTGACTTCGTGCAGAACTACTTCGGCAAGGGCCGCATGATGGTTGTGAAGGGTAGGCTGCAGAACCGGCAGTGGACGGCGGAGGATGGCAGCAAGCGTAAAGCAGCGCAGATCGTGGCTGACAGCGTGTATTTCAGCGACAGCGTGAGGGAGAGCGGGAATACCAGTCAGGCAGCAGAACAGCCCACGGCAAAGGGCGATGCAGATGATTCTGAATTTGTCAAGGGTATGCAGGAAGCTGGGTTCGAAGTCATTGATGAATTGGATTTGCCGTTCTGATGGGGGTGAAGCGCATGCCCAAATACGGCAACCGCAAGATCACACGGGACGGCATCGAATTCGATTCCATCAAGGAATGTCAGCGGTACTGTGAACTGAAGCTGATGCAACGTGCAGGGGTCATCAGTGACCTGCGGATGCAGGTGAAATATGAACTGATCCCTGCGCAGCGGATCAACGGGAAGGTTGTGGAACGCGCTGTGGACTACATTGCCGATTTTGTCTATCAGCAGAACGGTGAAACGGTGGTGGAGGATACGAAGGGCTTCCGCACAAAGGACTATATCCTGAAACGCAAGCTGATGCTGTGGATTCACGGTATCAGGATCAGAGAGGTATAAAGCGATGTATGAATCTACATGCAAGAATTGCGGCGCACCGATGTTCGCGGAGAAACAGTTGGACAAGCGGCAGTTTTGCAGCAAGAGGTGCTTCGGTGCTTTCCTTCATATGCAAAGGGCAAAGCCGTATGCGGGAGGTCAACGCATAAAGGACATTCATCCGGAAGGGTACAACGCGCTTGTGAGGGCCATTGTGTCACAGGCGAAATCGGATGTGCTGACACGCAAGCCGGAAAGCTGGATCAGGGAGGATGCAGAAAACTTCTTTCTTTCCCCCTACTTTGAAACGATGACCGGCCTTGACGGCTTTGAAATCCTCTATAAACTCACACAGCAATACGACGAGAAGCAAAAGAAGAAAGGAACAAAGGCATGAGCGGACAGGAAATCCTTGAACAGGCCATCTACACGGAAGGCAGGCGTGTCATCCGGGAAGCGCTGGAAGTCTGGCAGCAAGTGAAGCAGGGCAATCCGATACCGGACAGCATGACGCTGAATGCATACCAGCAGGCCGCACAGCGAACCAGCAACACGCACAGCTTCAGCGCGAAGATCGAAAACGGCCTGTTCGGGCTGGCGGGTGAAGTCGGTGAACTGCATGACCATTACAAGAAGTACATGTATCAGCAGCATGACTTTGACAAGGAACACATGAAGAAGGAACTGGGCGATGTGCTGTGGTACGTGGCGGAACTGGCCTGCGGCCTTGACGCTACGCTGGAAGAGATCGCGCTGATGAATATTGCCAAGCTGCAGGCGCGGTATCCGGCAGGCTTTGAAGCGGACAGGTCGATGCACAGAGCGGATGGTGATGACTGATGCTGGACATGAAGATGTTTCCCAAACGGTTGAAGGCTGCGCGGTTGAGCGCTGGCCTGTCGCAGCAAACTGCTGCTGATGCGGCGGGGGTCACACGGCTTGTGGTTACGAAGGCTGAATTAGGGCAGACGATCCCGAATGTGTACACGATCGTTGCGCTGGCGCAGGTGTACGGGGTCAGTGTGGATTGGATGTTCGGCAAGGACGTGGGCGAAACGGTAACGTTCTTCGACAATGAACGGCAGCTTCAAGCCTTGACAGGTCTTGACCACAACGGCCTGTGGGATGCAGGATTCGACCTTGATGATTGGGATTATGGCTTTGTGACGGTGGAGGAATGGCCTGATCCTGACGGGACGTGGAGCGCGAATGTTCCTGAATATCAATGGCATCTGCCGATGTTGATAAGTGCCAACTGTTGTGATTTCACACATACAGAATGGCAAGGCCGACACTACTACATGCGGTATCACGCTTGACGGGGGTGACGTTGAATGCTCAATGAAAAACTGTTCTGCGTACGGCTGAAGCAGGCCAGAAAGGCAACAGGGATGACGCAGTGCGACGTTGCCGACGAACTGAACACTACTGGTAGCCTGATTGTTAAGTACGAAAAGGGATATTATTTCCCCGGCATCCGCAAGGTGGTAGAACTGGCGGAACTGTACGGGGTCAGCATTGACTGGCTGTGTGGAATGGATGGAGGGAAAGCAAATGAAGGTTGAACTGATTCGGCACACGGTTGGCGCTGATCTGCTGTGCGGAATGGCGGCGGCGCTCTGCACTGACTTCAAGGGTGATCCTGTCAAGGCGCTGAAGGGTGCGATGGCTTCCGGTCATGAATCGGTCTGTGAGCATGCTTCCTTCACCTTCTACATCGAAGGCGTGAGCCGGGTGCTGCTTGCCCAGTTGACACGGCACAGGCTTGCGAGTTTCAGCGTACAGAGTCAGCGCTATTGCGGGTGTTATCCTACAGACGTGATCCTGCCGGACAGCTTTACAGACAAGCGGTTCACAGGCAGCGTGAACGTCGTGCTGAACAAGATTGATGACCTGTATAATGCGATGGTCACGGAAGGGATTCCGGAAGAAGATGCGCGGTTCATTATTCCGCAGGGGATCACCTGCAAGCTGATGATGACAGCAAACGCACGGGAACTGCGGCACTTCTTCAGCCTGCGGTGCTGCAACAGGGCGCAGTGGGAGATCAGGGAACTGGCGCACGAAATGCTGCGGCAGTGTAAAGAGGTTGCGCCTGTGCTGTTCGCGGATGCTGGGCCGGGTTGTGTGCGTGGGGCTTGCCCTGAAGGGGCGAAAAGCTGCAAGAAAGGATCGAAATAAACAGAAAGGGAGGGCTGAAGATGTCGGAACACAGCAAACCAACACAGAATCAGCGGATTATGGACTACATCGAAGAAACGGGCGGAATTACGCAACTTGAAGCCCTCAATGAATTGGGCGTGATGCGCCTTGCATCACGGATATCTGACCTGCGCAAGCGGGGACACAAGATCACAAGCGAAATGCAGCCGGTCAAGAATCGGTATGGCGAAAAGTGCTATATCAAGCGATACAGGATGATGGAGGAATGAATATCATGTTCGTGTGTGTCATCTGGCTGTGCATCTTCACGCTGAAGTTGTTCGGCCTTATTGATCTGACGTGGTGGGTTGTTGCGCCGATGGCTTTTCTGTCGGCGGTGGGAATGAACAGAGAAAGGATGTAAAAATGCCGAATTGGTGTGAAGGAAACATGCGCCTGCGTGGCAGGCCGGAAGCAATCATTGATTTCCTGAAGAATGAGATCACATGCGTTGCAAGGAAACCCGGTAGTTTAGATGTTGTGGAACGAAAACCCGACATTGAAGACTTCTATGGTGATATCACGCTGAAAGTCCCAAACAAAATGGACAACCTGCTATGGAAATGTTTCTACATTAAAGACACAAGACGGAATTTCCTTGATAACGAAAAAAGCATTACCGTTTATGTGGACAAAGATGTTGAAATTGCAACAGCGTACATTCCGGACTTCAAAGCAGCGTGGGCGATCAAGCATGAACCATATGTGGAGAAATCGAAGAAGTACGGCATCGACATCAAAATCTTCGGCTTTGAATGCGGCATGGAGTTTGAACAGGTGGTTGAGATCGTGAACGGCGAACTGATCCGGGACGAAGAAATACACTATGACGATTGGGGCTGGGAATGCCCGATGTCGCACATGGGAGGTTGACAAGATGCTGCACGTTATCGCTTCCCTTGCCCTGATCGCTCTGGGCATGGGGCTGGATGCACTCTATCAGCGGCGTATCCGCATTGCGGAATGCAACGCCTACGAAACCGGATATCAGCAGGGGAAGAAAGAGGAACGGATCAGGGATGAAGAACGTGCTGCGAATACTGGCCTTGTGACGATACAGGGCTATGACCCGCAACAGCCGTCAATGGCCGCTCCTGTCAGCATGCCGGAAACCTTTGGAGAGCGGCTGAAGAAACACGGACGGGCTACGTGGAGGGTTGAACGATGAAGATGCCTAACCTGAAGCCCTGCCCGTTCTGCGGGAAAACCGATCACCTTCAGATAGTGTCTCACGGTTTCGAACGTTATAGTGTCATATGCCTTAATTGTCAATTACAACACGGGCAATGGCATGGATTAGCTGTTGCGATTGATGCCTGGAATATGAGAAAAACGGAGGAAGTAGACGATGAATAACCTTGTATGGCTTGTGTTCTGTCACCTTATTGGTGATTATGTGCTGCAAAGCGACTTCCTTGCAAGCACAAAGGGCAAAAACTGGTATCACTTGATTGTGCATTGCGCTTTGTACTGTGTACCGTTTGCTGTTGTGTTTGGCCTGACATGTCATGTTGCAGTGCTGTTCGCAACGCATATCGTTGTGGACAGCATGAAAGCAAGGTATGGCGTTCTGTCATACATCGGAGATCAGGTTTCCCACTATGTCATTCTTCTGTTTCTGAACCTTTCCGGGATGGGGCTACTGTGATGCTGAAGTGAGGTGTACGAGACATCATGACAATGATCGGATCAAGGCGAAACGGTAAGACGTTGGAAATCCTCAATAAGCAGACCGAAATGTTAAATCAGGCGGTGGAGGATCTGAAAATGCTGGGTCGCATGGGGCAGAACATCTGCCCTGTGTGCGCCCACTACAACCACGGCGAAGGTAGCAAGCAATGCGTTTCATGCCCGAAGATGGACAACTTTGAATGGCGCGGACTGGTCAAGGAGGGCTGACCGTGAGCAAGAAGCACAAAAGGCACAAGCTGTCAAGCGCATGGAGTCCATACAAACCCGGCTACGTGCCGAAGTGGAAGCCGATCCCGTCACACATTGACGTGCAGGGCGGCGAAACGCTGAAGCCAATGACCCCTGCAGAGGAAGAACGGCTGCTGACTGCCGGGGCTGATTCGGATGATTGGAGGACGATCGAATGACGGACAGCCTGAAAACCGTATCGGCAGAGATCGAAGCCTATGCGGACGAAGTATTCAGCGGCAGGAAGACGCTGATGCAGATTGAACGGCATTTGTCAAGGCAGGGCTGGGCAGAGGAAAGCGTCAGCATCATGATGGAGTTTATCAGGGACGCAGTTTCGAGGAGGAAGAAGGGCAATGGCAAGGCTGATTGATGCGAATGAGTTAACCAGATGGCTTGAAATGGTCTTGTCAAATGCGAATCCGTTAGATCGCAAGGCAAGAGCGGCTTTTACAGAATGTCTTGCAAAGATAAAGGCAACGCCCACCATCGACGCTGCGCCGGTGAAGCATGCAGAGTGGAGAAACGGAGCTTACGGTTATCTCATGTGTCCGCTTTGTGGTTGCGAACATCACCGAAGAGATGCGTTTAGGTTTGACACTGAAAATGATTACTGCCCGAGATGCGGCGCGAAGATGGACGGAGGATGTTCTGATGGCTGACTTGCGGATTGTTGATGTTGACACGATACTATCAAAATGGCATGACCTTTTGAAAGCACGATGGCCTAACTTCCCGTGTCAGACGTTCCAGGGGTTCATGCGCAATAATTCGCAAGAGTTGGTGCGGTGCAGGGAGTGCAAGCATCACAGAGATCAGCTTGATGACCGTTTTGTGATCTGCAGGCGTTGGCGGAAGATCATGGAGGTGGACGGGTTCTGCCACAAGGGCGCGAAGATGGACGGAGGTGCGGAAGAATGAATAAGTACACAATCAATTATGGATGGGGATTTGCAACACTATATACACCGTCTGACGATTGGGAGAGACGTTTTTATTTCTTGGCTAACCAGTGTTTCGGCATCAGAAAGAGCATTGATGAACCGTATCTGATCAAAGCAGAAAAGGGCGAACCGAAATACATGCTTGTTGGTGAGTATGAACGATTGGAACATGACGGGGATACAATCGTCTGGAACGAAGCTGGCGAGAAAATCAAAAGCGAATGGGATTTCTAAGATGGACGGAGGTGCGGAAAATGGCAACGCCTGACCTTAAGCCCTGCCCGTTCTGCGGGGGAAAAGCAATACTGTTTAGTAGCGGTAACTATTGGCCGATAGAATACTATAGAGTGATATGCAAAAGTGGCGGATGCTGCTTCATGTCTGCTTTCTACGAAGAACCGAAAAGAGCGATAGAAGTATGGAACAGGAGGGCGAACGATGAAAACGCCTGACGAGATCAAGAAACTGTTCCGTACCAAACTGGGCGAATGTCGGGTTAAACCGCAAATAACAAAAAAGAGCATCCGCAAGGCTTTCAGGATGCTGGAAAGGGTGTTGTAACATTGCGCAGATACAACTGCCCAAATTGCGGAGCGGGTATAACTGGTGAACAATGTCAATTCTGCGGGACTGTGATTTATGACTTCGCTGCTATACAGCTTGGGAGACCGTCATTCGTCAAACTGGCGCACAACGGAACAATTTACATGTTCCGCATGATCGTTGATGATTTTTCGATGCGGCATGAGGTGCATACCGTTGATGTATGCGATGACATCGGATATGTGAAGCTGTCTTGCCCGACAGATTATAGTCTGGATATGTCGTTCCATGCTCATTGTGTGCCAATGGACAATGATGCGTTAATGACGGTGATAAAAAGGGAGGAATGACAATGGTAGAAGGCACAGTGTACCTGTCAGACGGTCAGACCGTCACGCTGTACGCAGAGGACATGCTGACGGCGCTGAGGATCGCAAACGGTGCATATTACGGCCTTGCAACACGAATGGATTTCAAGACGGTGGAGGTGAGCAATACAGATGGCGGGTGTGGAATGGGTCAAGATCACGACAGACATGTTCGACAACCGGAAGATCAAGCACCTTCGGCGGCTTCCGGATGGTAACAACATCGTCCTGATCTGGGTCATGCTGCTGACGATGGCAGGCCGATGCAATGCCGGGGGAATGATCTTCCTGACGGAGAACATCCCCTATACGCCGAAGATGCTTGCAGATGAACTGGACTTTGAGGAAGCAACAGTCGTGCTGGCGCTGAATGCGCTGGAACAGTTTGAAATGATTATCCGTGACGGTGCATTCTTCTGCGTGGCTGGTTGGGAGGAATACCAGAACATTGAAGGGCTTGACAAGATCAGAGAACAGAACAGACTGCGAAAACAGCGTCAGCGTGAACGGCAAAAACTGCTTGCTTGTGACGGTCACGTGACAGTCACGCAAGGTCACGCAACAGAAGAAGATAAAGACAAAGACTTAGATATTAGAGATAAGAACAATAATGGGGGCGATCCTGCGGATGCGCCGGAAAGGAAACGATACTCACGAAAGCCTTTCAATCCTCCCACGGTGGAGGAAGTCAGAGCATACTGCACAGAGCGGGGGAACGGCGTTGATCCTGAAGCCTTCATCGACTTCTACGAAGCGAAGGGTTGGATGATCGGCAAAAACAAAATGAAGGACTGGAAAGCGGCTGTGCGGACGTGGGAACAGAGCAACAGAAGAAATGGAGTGAAGAACGGTGGAGGGAATCGGAAGCCTGCTGAAGAGTCAACTGCCGGAAGGGTTGGAACATGGCTGTGAACCGCTGACCCCGAAGGAAAGAGAACAGCAGAAGGCGGATATGTACAACGCAAGCACTGGCGATATGGACAAGGAAGACGGTTATCAGTGCGACATCTGCAAAAACAAGGGCTATGTTGCGGTAGTCACGCAGAATGAGCGATTCGGGTATTACATGGAATCGCTGCTGAACTGCAGGTGCTGCCGGATCAGGAACGCGATCAGGCGCTTGAACCGCTCCGGCCTGAAGGCACGTGTGAAGGGCTGCACCTTCGACCTGTACGAAACACGGGACGCATGGCAGAAGACCATCAAGGAAACAGCACAGCGGTTCTGCAACAGCTTCAACGGAGAATGGTTCTTCATCGGGGGTCAGAGCGGCGCTGGAAAAACACACATCTGCACAGCGGCAGCAATCACAAAGCTGAAGCAGGGCAATGAACTGCGCTATATGGAATGGCGCGAGGAAGTGCCGAAGATCAAGGCATGCATCACGGATTCAGTGCGCTATGCGGAAATGATGAAGGAACTGAAGGAAACCGATGTCCTGTATATTGATGACCTGTTCAAGACGGGCAAGAATGCGGAAGGGGTTGCTGCACAGCCCACGGCTGCGGATGTCAACCTTGCATTCGAAATCATCAACTACAGGTACAACCAGCCGGAACTGGTCACGATCATCAGCAGTGAGCGGACGCTGATTGAACTGATGGAGATTGACGAAGCGATAGCAGGCCGTGTCGCAGAAAGGACGAAGGCACACGGCTTCTGCATCAACCTGAAGCCGGATGCACAGAAGAACTGGCGCATGCGTGACTTGCTGGAATTATAACACGGAAGGGTGAATACATATGGCAGAATTCGGAATGATGCGCAACGGATCAGGATACAAGGATGAAACGGCCTATAAGGCATTCATGAGCATGGCAAAGGGCGGGGAAGCCTGGACGGCAAACGATGGCAGGGAAAAGGTGCTGATCCTGAAGAATCAGGGGACGTTCTGCAACTGTCTGACCCTGACGGACGTTGACAAGCATAATGACGGGTTGGAGATCGTCAGCGCGGGGAGGATGTACACGAATCCGGCAATGGTCAAATACCTGCTGAATTCCCGGCTGGGTGCGTTCGTGCAGAAACTGCCTGCAACGGAGTTTGCAAGGGTCGTGCAGGCGGTGGAGGAAGCACTGTCCATCCCCTTGAAGCCTGCTGACAAGGCGGTTGACCATCGCAGGGAATGCCACGAACTGCTTGACAAGATTCTTGACAGGGAGGGTGCACGGTGATGGAAGCAAAGGAATATCTGAAGAGCATCAAGAGGGCTGACGCAATCATCAATGAGAAACTGAAAGAAAAAGACCAGTTGCGCGGGATGCGGTACAAGGTCACGCAGACGTTGAAACCGGTCATGACAAGCGGTGGAGGATCGCACGGCGGATTCACGGAAGCGTCAGACAGGCTGATTGACCTTGAAAGGGAGATCGACAGGGACATTGACCGATTCGTTGACCAGAAACGGGAAGCGGGGAAGCTGCTTGCACAGCTTGAAAACCCGAAACACTATCAGGTTCTTCATCGGCATTACATCCAGTTTGAATCCTTTGAGAAGATCGCAAGCGACTTCGGGAATACATATCGTTGGGTGTGCATCATCCACGGCAGAGCGCTTCAGGCGTTTCAGCGGGTGCTGGACAGGCAGGAAACTTGACAACGCAAAAGGGGAAGGCAATTAGCCTTCCCCTTTGTATTCCAGAATGTCACCGGGCTGACAGTTCAGCAAGCGGCAGATGGTGTCGATGTTTGAAGTGTGAACCATTTCCCCGCTGCGGAACTTCTGCAAGGTAGATTCGCTGAACAGCTTTTCTTTCCGGATGCGGTTCGTGTTGAATCCTGCGTTTTTGAGTGCTTGAAGGATGTCGAACTTGTAATAGAGAGCCATTGAAAGCCCCTCCTTTCGACTGATATTGTATCACAAAAATTACACGAAAGATAGTGTAAAGATGCACAAATAATAACACGAAAGTTCGTGCATATTGCCAATGTACATTACACGAAAATTCGTGTATAATAGATAATGTCAGGAGGGCACAGAAGCCCACCGAAAGAAAGGAAGTAAGATCATGAAGGTTACGACTTATACCATAAATAAAGGCCAGCCCACTCAATACTTCGGCTTGAAGAATGCGGTGGACAATCAGGTGCTGTACGGTGCGCCGAACAATTGGAAGACTGAAAAGGGCGCGATCCGCTGGGCGATCAAGAATGGCATGGAGGTTGTGAAGTGAAAAAGCAATCGACCTGCAAGTTCTGCGGGGCTGTTGTGAACAGTGGTCACGCAAGCTGCCGGAAGTGTACAGAATACTGCATGACAAAGTGTTCGATTGCAAGCAGCACAACAACAAGCTGGCACAAAGAACCTTGCACATCTTGTGAACATAACCCATACAACAGAAAACCGGGCGGGGCGGTATAACCCCGCAGAAAGGAAAAGGACATGACCACACGGGAGCGGCTGAAGCTGATGGAGGAAATCAAGCGGAAGAACGAAGCAGCATGGGAAGCGGAAGCACGTCGGCGCAGGCCAGTTCCCTGCATGTGCAAGCAGATGCATCCGGGCGTTGAGTGGCTGCTGAAGATGCTCTGCACGTTCTTCGGGGTGATCCTGATGGGTGTTGTGGCGCTGATGGCCTGAAAAAATCGGAACAGGCAGGAAAACGCAAACCAGATGGAGAACCAAAGCAGTGACAAGCATGAGAAAAGGAGCAAGAAGTATGTATACAGAATTCGTAGAGTCTGTTGAGCATTACAAAGGTTTTGTCCTTGAGATCATCAAGTATCGTTACTGGCATACGAAGGACGGATATCACAAGAGATGTATTCTTTATAAGGATAATGAAAGTATCGCCTGCGCAAAGACTAAAAAAGAACTTAAAGAGCTTATAGATGCGGGGATTTATAAATGATGATAGCATCAAAAGGACGGCAGGAAACGAACCTGCCGTCTTTTTCTGTCTGAACAGTTCCGAAAAGTTCCGAAAAGTTCAGTAAAGTTCCGGAAAGTTCCTGATAATTCTCAAAAATTCAGTAAAGTTCTATTGAAATTCATCTTGCATCTGTGGTATTGTTATGATGCACAAGTGCGAAAGCCTGACAGAAGGTCACAGACCTGAACTGTCGGGCTTTTTGCGTTGCGTGGAGTGCAAGCGGGAGTATTCCCCATTTACGGCATGTTTGGGAGCGCATGCCGTTTGTGTTGCTTGTGGGCTTATACCTCCAGCAGGCGGGGGCTGGGGGCAAAACGGACAGAAAGAAGGTGGTGATCGTGGCAGGATTGACGGCAAAGCAGCAGCGTTTTTGTGATGAATACCTGATCGACCTTGACGGCACGAAAGCTGCGATCAGAGCCGGATATTCACCGAAAACAGCAGGCGCAATCGCTTCCGAAAACCTCAAAAAACCTAATCTGAAACAATACATTGCCGAACGGATGGCAGAAAAGGAAAAGCAACTGATCGCGGATCAGGATGAAGTGCTGAAATATCTGACATCTGTGCTGCGTGGCGAATCGGAATCAGAGATCGTTGTGATTGTCAGCAGCGGCGATTTCGTGACGGAAGCGCAGCGGATGAAGAAAGCGCCTGACGAAAAGGAACGTCTGAAGGCGGCTGAACTGCTGGGTAAGAGATACAGCCTGTTCACGGACAAGATGGAAGTGACCGGCGCTGTTCCGGTGGTGATTTCGGGTGAAGACGAACTTGAAGACTGAAGAAAAAGTGAAGCTGAAACTTCCTGAAATCGTCGGCAGGGGATACGGTTCATACTGGCGGTTCAAAGGGCGCTATCTGGTATGCAAGGGAAGCCGTGCATCGAAGAAGAGCAAGACAACAGCGCTGCGGATCATCACGAACATGATGAAGTATCCCTTCGATAAGGACGGCAACCCGACCGGCCTGCTGCCGAATACGCTGGTCATCCGCAAGACATACAGCACACTGAAGAATTCGTGCTATACCGAACTGAAGTGGGCTGTGCACCGTCTGGGCGTTGATGAGCATTGGGAGTTCAAGCTGAACCCGCTTGAAGCCACATACAAACCAGCAGGAACGAAGATATACTTCCGTGGCCTTGATGATCCTCTGAAGGTCACATCGATCACGGTCGAAAAGGGCGTTCTGTGCTGGGCATGGCTTGAAGAGGCATACGAAGTCATGAATGAAGATGACTTCAACGTGCTGGATGAATCCATCCGTGGTGAATGTCCGGAAGGGCTGTTCAAACAGTGGATGATCACCTTCAACCCGTGGAATGAAAAGCACTGGCTGAAGAAACGCTTCTTCGACGCAGAACCTGATCCGGATATCCTTGCCATCACAACGAACTACATGTGCAACGAATGGCTTGATGCTGCTGACATCAAGGTGTTTGAAGCCATGCGGAAGAACAACCCGCGCCGCTATGCTGTTGCAGGTCTGGGCGGGTGGGGCATCGTGGACGGCCTTGTCTATGAGAACTGGAAGGAAGAGAAGTTCGACCACACATCAGCAGAATTCAAGAAGGCACATCCGAAACTGGTATCAGCCTTCGGCATCGACTTCGGATATACGAACGACCCATCAACGCTGTTTTGCGGCCTGTTAGATCAGGATGCGAAGCAGCTTTTTGTGTTCGACGAAATGTATCAGACGGGCATGTCGAACCGGGCGATCGCTGAAACGGTCAAGGCGATGGGATACGGCAAGGAACACATCACGGCAGATTCAGCAGAACCGAAATCGATCGATGAACTGAAGACGCTGGGCCTGCGCGTGAAGGCTGCACAGAAGGGCAAAGACAGCGTGATGAATGGTATCCAGTGGATTCAAGACCTTGAAATCATCATCCATCCGCGCTGCGTGAACTTCCTGACAGAGATCAGCAACTACACATGGGATAAAGACAAGTTCGGGACGAAGCTGAATGTCCCGATCGACTACTTTAACCATTTGATGGACGCAATGCGCTATGCGCTTGAAAAATACATCGCACAAAGCAAGTGGATTGCGTAAGAAACAGAAAGGGGTGGGAACATGGCTGAATTGTACCGCAGTGACATTGTGAATGTAGACATTGGCAAGTCGCTGCTGAGAACATACGCCGGTATTGTGCTTGCAACGGGTGACAGGAACGCAAACCGATTCGGCGCAAACATCAACCGTGCAGGCGAACCAATTGACCTGACAGGCTGCAGCGTGACGGGCTATTTCATCAGGCCGAACATGCAGACAGTCGTGGTGACAGGTGCAGCAGATGGCAGCATGGCATATGTAGACCTTCCGCAAGCCTGCTATACCAGTGAGGGCGCTTTTTCGCTGGCGCTGAAGATCAGCGAAACGGATGACCAGATCACGCAGACGGTGCGCGTGATCGATGGCTGCATTCGCCTGACGCAGACGGGGGAACTGGTTGATCCGGGTGAAACGATCCCGTCACTGGATGACATCTTTGCACAGATGGCAGCGGTGGAAGCGGCAACGGACGCAGCGAATCAAGCCGCAGCCGATGCGCAGACAGCCATTGCAGCGGCATCGGAAGAAGCATACGCAGGTATTGGCAAGATCACCCGCAATGCACAGGCAGCAATTGATCTGGTACAGAGTGATGCAACAGCCGCCATTGCAACGGCAGAAGCAGCCGCAGCGCAGGCCGTCAACGGCAACGCGCCACCGATCGTGCAGACGGCACAGGGAACATACATTGAAGCGGATGACGCAGCACAGGGCAGGGCGTTCCCGCTCCTGTCTGCCTTTGGACGCAGCACACAGAGCGCTGCACCGTCACCGGACAGCCCTGCAGCAATCGCAAGTGTTGGCGATAACGGCAGCATCACGATGAATGTACACGGCGAAAACCTGTTACCGGGCGGCAGTGTGACGGTTGCAACGCCTGACGGCCTTTGCAGCATCCCCGTCACCACGGGCGGCAGCTACACCGATGAAACCGGGCAGCAGTGGCTTGCAGACGAAATTGACATTGTGCGCGGCGTACACATCCAGCGAATCGGTAAGGTTGTGCTGGATGGCGTGAATGCTGGAAAGATGGCCGCAAGCAAATCCAGCAATCCGAAGGTCAACACATACAACGTCAGCACGGACGATTGGGACAGGGCAAGCGGCGCGGATGTGGTGCTTGTGCTGAGTCACTACCCCTACAAGGGCACGACAAGCGGCAGCAGCGGCGTAACAAAGGACGGCGTTGTGATGCTGTGCAATGTGCCGGGAAGCATGTACGTAGGTCACAGCAGCATTGCAACCCTGGACGATTACAACGCCTGGCTTGCTGCACAGCATGCGGCTGGTACGCCTGTCACGGTGCTGTATCCGCTAGCTGAGCCGGTAGAAACGCCCCTGACGGGTGAATCCCTTGCAGCCGCAGCGAAACTGCGCAGCGATTACCCCGTCACCACCATCACAGCAGAAGGTGCATGGATCGCTGCGCAGTATGTCGCAGATACAAAGGCCTACATCGACAACAAATTTGCCGAACTGGCAGCACAACTGATTGACGCATAATGGAGGTACACAACCATGACGAATGTGATGACCCTTTTTCAGTCTGTTATCAACCGTGGCAATTTCGACCTGCCCCAGATGCTGCAGCGTATTGACGAATATCACATCACCGGCAGGCTGACCGATGCAGAGCATGATGAACTGATTGCAGCCGCACGTGGTGAAGCCACTCCCGGCCTGAACGCCAATGAGGAAATTCAGCGCCTGTGGGCGGCGATCCGCGACCTGACTGCCCGTGTCACCGTACTGGAAGGCGGCACGGCAGATGCGCCGGAAATCGGCGGCGGTGAGGATGACGGCGAAACCGACCCCATCCCCGAATACGTTCAGCCTACGGGCGCACATGATGCCTATTATGCCGGTTCGCTTGTCACCTACAACGGCAAGGTGTATGAGTGCACTGCCCCTGCTGGCGTGGCCTGCACGTGGAATCCTGACGTGATGCCTGCGTTCTGGGAGTTGGTAAAGTGAACCCGAAAAAGGAAAACCGCTGCGTGTGCTGCGGTGCAGTGATCCCGGAGGGGCGGCAGGTCTGCCCCTCCTGCGAGATCGGAATACCTGACAGAGGGGGTGACAGCGATGCTGACACCGGACAGGATCAGAACGCTGATCGAAGCTGACAAGGCAAGCCCACGGAAGAAACAGGCCGAAGTGGGTGAACGGTATTACAACGCAGAGCATGACATTCTTGGACATCGAATCTTCTTCATCAATGCGCAGGAACAGCTTCAGGAAGATTTGACGAAAAGCAATATCCGAAAGGTGCATCCCTTCTTCATGGAAAATGTTGACCAGACGGTCCAATATTTGATGTCCAGTGAAGAAGGGATCATTCGTTCAGACGATGCTAACCTTCAGGAAGAACTGGATGCGCGGCTGAACAACAACGAAGAATATCAGCTACACATCCGGGAAGTGCTGACTGACACATGCGCAAAGGGCTTTGCATACGCCTATTGCTATAAGGGTGAAGACGGACAAAGCATCTTTGACTGTGCTGACAGTCTGGGCGTGGTCGAGGTCAGGGAACATGAAACGGATGACGGATGTGAATACATCATCCGCTGGTATGTGGATCGTGTTGACGCAGAGGGCAGAAGCATCAAGCGCATTGAAGTGTTTGATGAACACAACGTCTGCTTCTTCTGTCAGATCGATGATGGGGAAATCACGCTTGATGAATCCGTGAAGATCAATCCCCGCCCCCATGCGATCTTCAAGCGCGGCAATGCTGAAAGTGAGAAGCGATACCACAACGGCGGGTATGGCTTCATTCCCTTCAAGCGGTTCGACAACAACCGCATGCAGACCAGTGACCTGAAGCCTATCAAGGGTCTGATCGACAACTATGACCTGATGTCATGCGGCCTGTCCAATAACATTGAGGACACGAACGAAGCGCTGTATGTGGTCAGCGGCTTCGAAGGCGATAACCTTGATGAACTGATGGTCAACATCAAGGCAAAGAAGCATGTGGGCGTGGGTGAAGGCGGCAACGTGGATATCAAGACGATTGATATTCCTGTTGAAGCCCGGAAGACCATGATGGAGATCGACGAACAGAACATCTACCGCTTCGGCATGGCCTTGAACATGCACGGCCTGAAGGATACAGCCGCCACGACCAACATCGCCATCAAGAGCGCATACAGCCTGCTTGACATGAAGGCGAACAAGTTGAAGACCCGTCTGAAGATGTTCCTGCGGTGGGAAATCGGTATCGTGCTGGATGAGATCAATCATGAGCGCGGGACGGCCTACACGCAGAAGGATGTGTATTTCGTCTTTGATCCGGTGATCCCGACCAATGCAGAGGAAAACGCAAGGATCAAGCTGACGGAATCACAGACCCGTCAGACGGAGATAAACACGGTTCTGAGCCTGCGCGAATTCATTGATGACGAAACTGTGCTGCAACTGATCTGCGAACAGCTTGACATTGATTACAACGACATCAAGGACAAGCTGCCTGCTGAAATGCCTGTGACAGACCCGGCAGCGGCGCAGAACATCCTGAACAACCTGCCCACGGAAGAAGTGATTGCGGATGCTGAATAAGCAGGAACGGAAGGTCATCAAGATTCAGCTTCACAAAGAGGAAACAGCCATCGAACGCATTGAAAGGCAATACCGAATTGCCCTGCGGGATATTGAAGACAAGATCAAGCAACTGCTGAGTGATGAACTGACGCAGAGCCGAATCTACCAACTGCAATATCAGCATGCGCTGCGTGGACAGGTGGCAGGCATCCTTGACAAGCTGCACGGCGATCAGTACGCAACCATCCAGCAATACCTGCATGACAGCTATCAGGATGGCTTCATCGGCACGATGTACAGCATCCACGGGCAAGGCATTCCGTTGATCGTCCCGATGGATCAGGATGCAGCCGTCAAGGCAATCCTGACGGACAGCAAGATCAGTGAAGGCCTGTATAAGTCCATCGACGTTGATGTAAAGCTGCTGAAGAAGACCATTTCCAATGAGATTTCACGCGGCATTGCAAGCAACCTTCCGTTTGCCGACATTGCGCGGAACATCAAGAACCGTACCAGAGCGCCCATGTCACGGGCGAAGACCATTGTCCGGACAGAAGCACACAGGATATCACAGGCCGGCGCAGATGACGCGCGAAACGCCGCGAAGGATCGCGGCTGCGATGTGGTGAAGCAGTGGGACAGCACACTGGACAGCGGGACAAGGCCAACGCACAAGCGACTTGACGGACAGATCAGGGAAACGAATGAACCGTTCGTCATCAGCGACACAAAGAAGGCCATGTATCCGGGTGACTTCGGATATGCTGAAGAAGACTGCAACTGTCGGTGCGTTGCGCTGACCCGTGCGAAGTGGGCGCTGGATGAAGATGAACTGAAGCAACTGAAGGAACGTGCGGAATACTTCAAGCTGAACAAGGAAGATGACTTCAACGCCTTTGAAGAAAAGTATCTGAAAGCGGCTGAAAGTGAAAACGCACCAAAGGAAAACGAAAAAATAGCAAAGAACAGAGAGTATGCTGTTGATACAAAGGTTATTGACAGCAGAGGTTATGCAGACAAGTTCTCAAAAATCACGAATGATACGCAAGAGCGGCGTGAGTTCCTGAAGGCTGCAAAGGAAGTCTTGCATCATCGTTCTGGACAAAACGGAGAAGACTTGTACCTGTATAACAGGGCTAAAAAACGATGGATCAAATCTGTTACGGGTGTGGAAACTGGAACGCCTGCATATACTGCTGATGTGATAGATGCTATCAAGGCGGCTAAAAAAGGGGAGCTTGTTTCTTTTCATAATCATCCTGCAAGCATGCCACCAAGTGCATCGGATTTGAATGCAGCGTTGCATAATGGATATTCTGTTGGTTATGCGCTGTGCCATGATGGCAAAATCTTTGAATACACTGCCCCTAAGCAATATATCGAAATGGGAATATACAACCGACGTATTGCATATTTCAAGCAAATGGGGTATAATGAATATGATGCTCAGATGAAAACAATGCAGTTTTTGTCGGGTGAATATGGATTTGAATTCAAAGAGGTGAAGTAACGTGTGGGAGTATCGTGAGAACGACAACCTTGACACGGAAGCCATTGAGCGCTACATGCAAATGCCCCTCGCAGAACTTGAAGAACTTATGCTTCGTGAAGAACAAGAAATGTTCCAGCGGATGAAAAAAGATAACAAATAAAGCACTATGCTCACAACAGCATGGTGCTTTTTTGTTGCCCGAAAGAGGATGATTCCAATGGGCTGCGCAAGTTACCGGCAAGTTACGATCAAGTAAGCAAAGCCTTGAAAAGACTGCATTCGCGGTCTTTTTTTGTATCAAAAATCAACTATGGAGCAAGTAAAAAGGAGGATAAACACATGAGGTGGATCGAGAAGTTTACGTCCCGTAAGCTGTGGGTCGCTGTCGCGGCCTTTGTATCTGGTCTGATCATTGCCTTCAAGGGCGATGCGGAAACCGCTGAAACGGTGTCTGGTATCATCCTGCAGGGCGCTGCTGTGCTGGGCTATCTGCTTGCAGAAGGCCTGGTCGATGCAAAGAGCGCGGAGGGTGCAACGGGCATCCTGCTGCAAGAGCCTATTGACCCTGAAAAGGCGCTGGAATATGTCCCGCCTGACGGTGAAGACGCTGAATAAAGCGTCAAGTAATACGTCAAGTAATACGTCAATACATCAAGTGAAAGGCGGGTTGATTGATGGCTTATGATAAACAGAAAGTCATTGATATTGCTCTATCCGAAGTAGGGTATCTGGAAAAGGCAACAAACGATCAGCTTGATGATAAGACTGCCAATGCAGGCAAAAAGAACTTCACGAAGTACGCCCGTGACCTTGCGGTCTATCCGTTTTACAACGGCAGCAAGCGTGGTGCGGCGTGGTGTGATGTGTTCGTTGATTGGTGCTTTGTCAAGGCATACGGCCTTGATGCGGCAAGGGAAATGACCTATCAACCATCCAATGCGGCGGTCAATTACGGTGCAGGGTGCAGGTACAGCAGACAGTATTACAACAGCCATGACCAACTGCACACCACACCGAACACGGGCGATCAGATCTTCTTTTACAGCAAAGACAAGGAAACCATCGCCCATACTGGCCTTGTGTACAAGGTTGACAAGCAGTATGTGTACACGGTGGAAGGCAACACGTCCGGTTCTTCCGGCATCGTTGCCAATGGCGGCGGCGTATTCACAAAGCGCTACATGCTCACAAACAGCCGTATTGCAGGCTACGGCAGGCCGAACTATGGTGAGGGCAGCAATCCCCCCACCAAAGTTGCAACGCCTGTAAAGGCCGAAAAAACGTCAAATACGGAAAGCGTGGTGTACAACATGAACACACTGCGCATTGGTGACGAGGGAACGCAGGTCGAAGTGCTGCAATGGCTGCTGATCCACAAAACGGAGTTTTCACCCGGTAAAAGGGACGGCATCTTCGGCACAAAGACGCTGACGGCGGTCAGACAATACCAGCAGGCGAACGGCCTGACGGTTGATGGCATCGTCGGCAAGAACACATGGAAAAAGCTATTGGGGTAACAGCCGGGGAATCCCGGCTTTTATCATACACAAACATCAGGGGATGATGTAAAAATCCCCCCATTCTGACGATAAGAGAAATCGTTAAAACGTGATGAAAGGGAGCAAAACACAATGGACATTATCGAAATTCTGAAGCAGATTTTCAGCGCAACGGAAGAACAGACCACGGCTTTCAGCGCGGCGATGAAGGAACACGGTATCTACACGACCAGCCACGAAAACATGGACGTTCGGTATCCGAAGATGAAGACGGAACGTGATGCGGCAGTTCAGGAGCGGGATGCATCAAAGGCCACGATTGCAGAACTGCAGAAGGCCGCAAAGGGTCAGGCAGATCTTCAGGCGATCATTGACAAGAATGCAGAAGCGTACAAGCAGCTTGAAGCACGACTTCAACAGGAGCGCGTGGACGCAGCAATCAAGGTCGGCCTGCTGTCTGAAAAGGCTGTCGATGTGGACTATCTGACCTTCAAGTTGAATGAGAAGCTGAAGAGTGACGGCGAAACGCTGACGCTTGACGAAAACGGCAGCATCAAGGGCTGGAAGGACAAGCTGGAAGGGCTGAAGACGCAGTTCCCGAACCAGTTTGAATCGGCTGAAAACGGCAACGGAGACGGCTATCAGGTGGTCGATCCGCTGAAGCTGCGCAAGGGTGACGGTAATGCTGCACCTACGCCGGAAGCCTTCAGGAGCATGAACTATGAACAGCGCGTGGCGCTGAAGCAGCAGAACGAAGCACTTTATCGCCAACTGCGCGGATAACGACACAGAACAACCGAAAGGATGATGAACTATGGCACGAAACGGCAACTTTGGCGGTTTCTACTTTGACGAGGAAGTCTTTACCGACATGATGCACGAAGCTGAGTATTGGAGCAATCCGATCCTTGCTTCCGGCATCGTTCGTCAGGATGCGTCTATCATGGGCGCTATTGGCAGTGAGGGCAACGTTGCGACCCTGCCCATCTACACGCCCATCAACATCTTTGATGAGGGCATGGAGGCGCTGAACAACGATGGTAAGACGGACAACGTGCCTGTTACCATCGCCGGTAACAAGCAGACCTGCATGCTGATCCAGCGCATGAAGGCGTTCAAGGCGCAGGATTTTATCAAGGAACTGACTGGCGCTGATCCTATGTCCCACATCAAGAGCAAGATTCAGAGCTACTACACGCAGGTGTGGGAACGTGAACTGATGAACATCGCGCAGGCTGTGCTTGCGGTGGATGCGCTGTCTGACCATGTGACTGACCTGTCTATCACGTCTGGCACGATCGCGGATGCGAACAAGATCAATGAGACTACCATCATTGATGCGGAGCAGGCTGCGCTGGGTGACATGGCTGGCGGTCTGGGTCTGGCGATCATGCACAGCAAGGTGTATGCGGCCTTCCGCAAGCTGGGTCTGGTTGAGTACGAGAAGTACGTCACTGGCGGCGCGATCAAGCAGGATATCCAGCTTCCCACCATCAACGGCAAGCGTATCCTTGTGACCGACTATTACACTGTCGATCCTTCCATTTCCGGCTTCCCGGTGTACAAGACCTATCTGTTCGGCGAAGGTGCGTTCCTGTCTGCTGATAAGACCAATTATCAGAACCAGTACACCACTAACTATGATCCCGAAAAGACTGCTGGCGTGGACATGTTCTACACGAAGCAGGGCAAGGTTCTGCATCCGAATGGTCTTTCTCTGGCGGTTGACAACATCGTCGATGAGTCCCCCACTTTCGCTGAACTGGGCAACACTGCGAACTACAGCCTGAAGTTCAACCACAAGAACGTCAAGATGGGTCTGATCCTGTCTAACGGCTAATCCAAAGGGGGGAACAGACCATGAACCGATTTGTGATCGTTGATGGTCTGCCCTACCTGCTTGCAAACGGCAAAACCTATTCTGTCAGATGGGATGATATGGGCTTCACGGTGGGGGCAGAGGTCGAATTGGCTTCTGTCCCTTCCCGCACCTATTCCGAACTGTCTGTGCTGGCGAAATGCGCAGACCACCTTGACAGCATCCTTCAGCCGGAAGCACAGCAGGAACAGGCAGATCAGGAAGAAGACCTTGACAGCATGACGCTGAAGGAACTGAAGACGTATGCGGAAGCGCACGGCATCGACCTGAACGGCCTGACGAAGAAGGCTGAAATCCTGAACGCTATCAAGGCGGTGAATACGTAATGCTTATGTCAGTAACTGAATTCCGGCAGTTTGTCGAAACGGATGAAACGGATGCAGCGCTTGAAGCCCGTCTGAAGGCGCTTGAACTGTTCGTCCGGGGCTATACGAACAACAGCTTTCAGGTGCGCGGCACGGGCAGGATCGCGGATGTGGTGAGCGGTCTGTTCACGGTGGAAGCCCTCAATCCCTTTGAAGTGGGCGATACCCTGCACATCAGCGGCAGCGAAAAGAACGATGGCCTGTATACCGTCAAGGAAGCGGGTGACAACACTTTCCGTGTGAATGAGCGAACCCGTGACGAAATTGACCTGTTTGTCACGCAGGTTGAATATCCGGCTGACGTGAAAATGGGCGTTGTGGAACTGCTGAAGTATGACCTTGAAAACCGTGCAAAGGCAGGTATCCAGTCCGAAACCATTTCCCGTCATTCTGTGACATATCAGGACTATGATGCGGAGAATGTCAAGCAAGGATATCCCGTGCACCTGCTGGGCTTTCTGAAGCACTATTGCAAAGCGCGATTCGGACAGGGGCTGAGAGTATGAAGGGCATCGGTGGAAACACGACGGCTGTCATCCAGATCAGCACCACCACACGGAACGAAATTGGCGAACAGGTGAAGGCATGGCAGACGGTGCAAACCCTGCGCGGCTGGCTTGACCTGCAGTCAGGTGAATCCCGCTACCGGGTGTATAACGCAAAGATTCAGGAATCTTCCCACGTCTTTGTGTGCGATTACGTCAAGCTGGACAGCAGGATCAAGGCGGAAAATGCGCAGCTTGTCCATGACGGGAATGTGTACGACATCATGCTGATCGATAACCCCATGCAGATGAAGGCTGGTTCACAGCTTGAAATCTATTTGAAGTATACAGGGGGTCAGTGACATGCCTGTACGCCTTGAAGATTACAGAATCGATGTCAAGGAAAAGCTGAACGAACTGACAAAGCAATGGCTTCATGAAGCGTCCTTTGAAGTGCAAGCCCATGCGCAGCGCAACTGCAAAATGCAATTTGACGGCAGCGAAGAAGGACGCAGGCTGCGGCAGTCATACAAGAATGTCGTGGACGAAGACAAGGGTGAAGCCATTGTGGGCAGTGCGCGTGAATCCGTGTATTGGGAAGAGTTCGGCACAGGATCGCATGCAGCAAACGGTGATGGCCGCAAAGGATGGTGGGTGTACGTCAAAGACGGCGAAACCCGCACAAAGACCAGTGCAACATACAGTTCGCAGCAGGAAGCGGAAGAAGCGGCTGAATTCCTGCGGAAGGTCAAGAATCTGGACGCATATGCCACAAACGGACGCGAACCGAATTACACACTGGAAAAGGCGTTCAAACAGAACAAAGCAAAGGCTGAGAGAAGGCTTGAACAACTGCTGTCGGAGGGGATGAACGAATGAGCATGACGGCGCTGAAATACGTGTCTGATCTGATGGAAAGCATCGGCATCCCTTATGCGTTCGGTGAATGGAAAGAGAAGCCGCCTGACCGATGGTGGACGGGCAGCTACATCGAAACCGAAACGCTGACAAGGGAAGAAAACGGCAGGCAGGACACCACCTTCATTCTGCGCGGATATGCGCGGGAGAAGTGGCTTCTGCTTGAACAGGACAAAGCAAAAATCGAAAAGCATGCATCACAGACAGCGATCCTTCCGGATGGAACGGGGATCGCTGTTTCTTATGCCGGGGGCGATGTCGTACCCACGGCTGATTCGGAGATCGTGAGCATGAAAATCAATCTGGACATTACAGAATGGAGTGTGATTTGAGATGATCGCAGGTAAGAACGGCGTAACTGCCAACACTACGAAGAACATCCTTTTCGGCGCTGGTACGATCCATAAGAACCTGAAGAACACTGAAGGCACGTGGAACTTTGCGGAAACCTGCGTCGGCGCGACTTCTGGCGGCAGCAAGCTGTCCATTGTGCCTGAAGTCTATGACGTGCCTGTTGACGGCGCTGACGTGCTGGTCAAGGGTCTGCGCGTGAAGACTGGCGAGAAGGCCACGATGGAGATCAACCTGATCGAACTGTCCGCTGACATGATCGCGGCGGCTGCAATGGGTGTGCTGGGCGCTTCTGACGCTACCAGCTATGACCTGATCGAGAGCAAGCCCGAAATCGAAATCGGTGACTATTGGGACAACATCGCCTTCGTTGGCAAGATGCTGAACAATGAACCCGTCATTGCGATTCTGGAAAACGCCCTCTGCACGACCGGCTTTGAGCAGGAAGGCAAGAACAAGGAAGGCGCTGTCGGCAAGTACACCTTTGAGTGTCATGCTGATCCTGAGTCTGACATGGACAAGCTGCCTTGGAAGATTTACTATCCGAAGGCATCTGCGTAATGGCATGAACCGGGCAGGGGACATTTCCCCTGCCCTTTCTTTGAAAACATAAATGGAGGGAACGAATATGGATACCGTTATGGAGAAGAAGTATACCCTGCGCGCGCTGAAGGCAAGCGACTTTTTCCTTGTGACCCGCATTCTGTCGAAGATCGGCGTGAAGGAATTCAAGCGCTGCTTTGAGAGCGAGGAAATCAAGGCGGCTGTGGGTGACATGATGAAGCAGGAGAACAGCGATGCGGCTGTTGCGTCCATCGGCATGGCTGTGGTGTTTGATATCGCGTCTGTCGTGCTGGAAAACATCGGTCACTGTGAAGCTGACATTTACAAGCTGCTGGCCTGTCTGGCGGATATGACCGAAAAGGACATCAAGAATCTGCCGATGGTGGATTTTGCTGAAATGGTCATTGATGTGGTCAAGCATGAAGACTTCCGTGATTTTTTTACGGCTGTCATCAAGCGCTTCAAGTAAATGACCTGAAGTTTGCAGACCTTCTGTTCAAGCGGTATTCCAACCCTCTTGAACTGATGGACATGATGATCCAGTCCGGGCGGCTGTTTGAGTTCGTCCGTGAGATCATCAATATCCGGAATGAGGAAGTCAAAGAAGAAAGCGCATGGGAAGTCTGGCTGCACAAGGTCTTCAATCAAGACTGGCCGGAATACCTTGCATCCCTGAATGATACAAGCAGCACCAATGCAGCACCAACGCATGAGGAATTGCAGAAGACAGTGAGCGAATCAGCGCAACTGCTGAAGAACTTCTGTCCTTATGGCGGGGGTGAAGAACAGGATGGAACTGTTCAAGCTATTGGGAACGATAGCGGTTGACGCAACACAAGCGCAGCAAGCCATTGATGACACGTCCAACCGGGCCGAAGACGCAGGCACACGCACAACATCCGCATTTGCGGCGATAGGCGGCGCGGCGGTCAAGGTCGGAAGGGCGGTCATCACGGCTGGCGCTGCGGTGGGCGGTGCGTGGATCGCAGCAATCGAAGGAACAAGGGAATACCGGGCGCAGATGGGCCTGCTGGACAGCGCTTTTCAGGCATCCGGGCATTCATCCACGGCGGCAAAGCAGACCTATTCAGATCTGAATGCCGTGCTGGGCGATACGGAACAGGCCGTGGAAGCGGCGCAGCATCTTGCACTGCTGTCTGACAATGAAAAGGAACTGTCCACGTGGACGGACATTGCAACGGGTGTGTATGCCACATTCGGCAACAGCCTTCCGATCGAATCACTTGCCGAATCCAGTCAGGAAGTTTCCCGCAGCGGCGAGTTGACCGGGGGGCTTGTGGACGCGCTTGTATGGGCTGGAATCGGAGAAACGGAATTCCAGAACAAGCTGGACAAATGCACCACGGAACAGGAACGGCAAAACCTGATCATGAACACGCTGAATGGCACATACAGCAAAGCGTCCGAACAGTATCAGACCACAAACAAGGATGTCATGGAAGCACGGAAGGCGCAGGAGCGGCTGACGGATGCAATGGCAGAACTGGGCGCGGTGGGTGAACCGATCCTGACGGCGATCAAAAACAAGGTTGCTGACATGGCAACGGCTGCAATACCACATCTTGAAAACTTTATCAAGAAGGTCAAGGATGCAAAGAAGTGGCTGCAGGATAACAAGAAAACCGTGGACATCTGGAAGGCTGCAATCGTCGGCACAACGGCGGCTGTGGCTTCCTTCATCCTGATCCTGAAGTGGGGCGCGATCATGAGCGCGGCGAAGAAGGCGATCACGGGCGTTCGCACGGCGGTTCTGCTGCTGAATGCTGCAATGAAGGCAAACATCATCGGTCTGATTGTGTCGCTTATCATCGGCCTTGTGGCGGCGTTTGTGTACCTGTGGAAGAACAATGAAGGCTTCCGCAAATTCTGGATTGATCTGTGGGCAAAAATCCGTTCTGCAACTTCAACAGCGATAACGGCTGTCAAAAACAAGTTCAATGATCTGCGTGATGCAGCAGGCAAGGTGAAAAAGTGGTTTGAGGATATCCGCAAGGCGATCGCTGACAAGATCGGCGCTGCGCGTGATGCGGTAGACAAGGCCATCAAGAAAATCAAGGGATATTTCCCGTTGAGTATCGGCAAGATTTTCAGCAACCTGAAGATTCCGAAGATCAGCGTGAGCGGCGGCAAAGCCCCATTCGGCATTGCGGGAAAGGGAAAAATGCCGTCTTTTGATGTGAAGTGGAACGCAGAAGGCGCGATCTTGACAAAACCGACGATCTTTGGTATGACCGGGAACACGTTCCTGGGCGGCGGCGAAGCGGGAAAGGAAGCTGTTGCACCCATTGACCTGCTGCAGGGGTATATCCGTGCAGCGGTACGGGCAGAGGATGAAGGCATCCGTGCAACGCTGATCGAACAGACGGCGCTGCTGATCGACTTCCTGCGGCGTACCATGCCGAAGGCCGTGCTGCTGGATACGGGCGCTGTCGTGGGCGAACTGACACCTGCGTTCGATGCAGGGCTTGCGGATCGGTGGGAACACACAAAGAGAGGGAATACCAGATAAAAGGCCGTGAAACACCGGCCTTTTTTCGTTACGAAAGGCAGGTGAACGGCCTTGAACGTATTTGAGCTTTTCGGCAAAATTGCGATTGACAGCAGCGGGGCTGAACGAAGCCTTGATAATACTGTTGGCAAAGCAAAAGAATCCGAAGGCAAACTATCGAAAACCTTTAAGAAAATTGGAACGGCAGTCGCAGCAACTTTTGCTGTTGACAAAATTGTCGATTTCGGCAAGCAGTGCGTAAATGCATACGCATCCATTGCAGCAGAGGAATCAGCCTTTGCGCAGATCATGGGCGATTATGCAGGTACGGCACAAGCAAAGCTGAACGCAGTATCCGAACAAACGGGTGTCACATCCACCCGCCTGACGGGAGCAATGACATCCCTGACGGCAAAATTCAAGGGTCTGGGCTATGGGGTGGAGGATGCAACCACCCTTGCAGCAGATGGTCTGCTGATTGCATCGGATGCAGCAGCCTTCTGGGATATGAGCCTTGACGAATCCATGTCCCACCTGAACAGCTTCATCAACGGCAGCTATGAAGGCGGTGAAGCCATCGGCCTGTTTGCCAATGATACGCAGATGGCGGCATATGCCGTTGAAAAGGGTATCGTGGCAGATGCAAAGGCATGGGCATCACTGGATGAAGCCACGAAGCAGGCAACCCGCCTTGACTATGCAAAGAACATGCAGAAGCAGTCCGGCGCAACCGGACAGGCGAAAAAGGAAGCATCGTCCTATGCAAACGTCATGGCGAACCTGAAAGAGCATTGGCGGCAGTTTCAGGGCGTTGTGGGTAAGCCGATCCTTGAAAAGTTCGTGCTTCCGGCGATGCAGAAACTTGAAAAGATCATGCCGAAGGTGACAGAAGCCGTTGTTAACGGTATTGACTGGCTGTCGGATGGGTTTGACAAGGTTGCATCCTATTTCAGCGATGTATTCACTGAAGATGGCTTCAACGTAGAAGCAATGCCCGAAGCCTTTGAAAACATGTTCCGCGATTTGGGAAAGGCGCTGCCCGGCATGCTTTCATCCATTGGCAGGACAATCAGGAACGGATGGGCTAACTTTGTATGGCCTATGATTCAGGGCCTTTTCAAGGCAACGTTCGGCATTGAGTTGCCGAAGTGGAGTGAAATTGAAAAAGCGGTATCTGATTGGTGGAACGGCGGCATGTATCAGAATGTAGCTGATGCATGCAATTGGGTGCTGAACCTGTTTGGCGCACCGGCAGATGTAACGGCTACTGAAGTCAAAACCGCATTGAACGATTGGTGGACAAAAACACAACCTCTTGTGCAAGATATGTGCACATGGCCTCTTGGCCTGTTCACAGCGCCGAATGAAACGGTTGATAAGATTCAGAAGGTTATCAGTGATTGGTGGGCAACCGCTGGCGGCTGGGTTGCTTCTGCTTGCAATTGGGTGCTTGGGCTGTTCGGTGCACCGGCACTTGTGAAAGAAGAAGATGTTTCCGGCGTAATGACAACGTGGTGGAACAAGACTGTTGACTTTGTTCAGGATGTCTGCAACTGGCATTTGAAATTGTTCACGAATCCGGTTGAAACAACCAAACAGATCACTGATGCCGTCAAGGGATGGTGGGATGGCGTTGTATCAACGGTGCAGGATGCATGCACGTGGGTACTGAAACTGTTCGACAAGCCGAAAGCGGCGGCAGATGGAGTCAAAAACCTTGTTTCTGGATGGTGGCAGGGCATGAAATCCAGTGCAGAAGCCGCGCTGGATTGGACGCTGAAACTGTTCAAAAATCCGAAGGAAGCAGCAGGCGATGTTGCGACCAAAGTTTCTACATGGTGGGCAGGGGTTCAAGCATCTGTTCAGAGTGTGCTGAACTGGACGTTGAAACTGTTCAGTGATCCTGTCGAAACGACTGCGCAGGTCAAGACTGCTGTTGAGGATTGGTGGAAGGGTGTCAAAGCCGGTGCGGAATCAGCATTGGAATGGACACTGGGTCTGTTCGGTGCACCCGATGTTCCGGAAGACGCTGACCTGACAACGCTGCTTAGCACGTGGTGGAGTAGTGTCAAGACCGGTTTGGCAAAGGTCTGCACGTGGACACTGAGCCTGTTCGGTGTACCTGAAGTTCCGGAAGACGCTGACCTGACAACGCTGCTTAGCACGTGGTGGAGTAGTGTCAAGACTGGTTTGGCAAAGGCCTGTACGTGGACACTGAGCCTGTTCGGTGCACCTGAAGTTCCGAAAGATACTGACCTGACAACTCTGCTTAGTACATGGTGGAGCAGTGTTGTAAGCGGCCTTGCAAGGGTCTGTGCATGGACGCTGACGATGTTCGGCGCACCCGATGTTCCGAAAGACACTGACCTGACAACACTGCTTAGCACGTGGTGGAGTAGTGTTGTAAGCGGCCTTGCAAGGGTCTGCGCATGGACGTTGACGATGTTCGGCGCACCTGAAGTTCCGA